TCCTCACAGCAATATAACCGGGAATAGAAGTATTCCCAGCAAACTGCTCAAGGTTAAGTACGTAGTTCGGTACTGTTTTTACGTACAAGATAGAAGACTCATAATCTTGCCAGGCGAAGTCAAAATGACGACGCTGCAGCCGACCCGAGTAAGCAAGCAGCCTCCGCAAGGAGGACTCGAGCTTATAGACGTCTCCGCACAGTGCGGAAAGGTCTCGTAACAGAGGCAAAATGTTAAACTCCGCTTGGAGATAACTATCTGCCCCTGCATGGAATAATTGACGTAACGTGGGAGCGCCCGTATTAAAACTACGGTACAGCTGCCGCATACGATTCGTGTCAGGAACGCTAGTCCAATAGGTTTTCGCCATCCGAAAGGATGAGTTACGACCTACGAACTGACGTCCTAACGCGAATATGTTCGTCAATGTCTTAGGCAGAGACTTGAAGTCCTTCATCTCTACAATAGAGTTGAGGAGCGACATGTCGCTCTTGATCTTCGGAAGCATGTAGCTTAAAGCCGCACGCGTAAGGAGACTAAGAGCTGCGGGTTTTGGTACGAAACCATCGCCCACATCGGTCATGATAAGACTCGGAAGACCTGCAATATGGTCCCCGAATTTCCCAAACGATGAACGGAACAGAGGCTGGTCAACAAGCAGCAAACGATTTGCATCGTAAGTTGCTCCGACTAACTTGACTTGACCCGAAGGGTTCAAGCCTCGATAGCCATTACCGCTCTGAACGGATGAGAAGTTACCCGCAAGGGTCTCGCTCACACTAGTCCATGGAATCATTGTAGCACCACCTGTCGGCTCTGGGACATCACACCAACGTTTATATTGTTGGCATGACTTCCATCGCTTCAGGTAGTTCTGTCTATAGATAGGGTCATGAACCTTACCTAATTCAGTACTCCAATCTTCGCTACGAAACTTTTCATACCTCGAAGTAAATTCGGGGGTTAGAAAAGAGTGCGTAACAAAGTCGGCTTCAAGAGAATTCCAGGCCGCGAAATAATTTCGCATAAGCCTGGGCTCACTTTTAAGTCGGGGTTCCACGACACTACGTTCTCTCGTTTGATGATGCATAGTTGGGGTCACACGGAGTGTGAC